TACACTAACCGGAAAAAACGCGGATAACAGCCGAAATCCCAGAAATTTGCACGTGCAAAAGAACGGACGAGGCGAGGATTTGCACGTGCAAACCGAAATTTTGCACGTGCTAGAAGCAGAAGCAGAAGCAGAAGCAGATGTAGGGGGACTCCCCCTACAACCCCCTAAAGTAAGAAACCCCCCTAAATCCCCCCTCGAGAGGGGGGACAAAGTAATTCCACTTTATAAATGAAAAAGGAGTCCCCCGCATGATGATGCGTGAGGAGTGGATCACGGCGTTGCACGGGAAGCTCGCACTGGGAAACCGGCCTTCGCCGGAACGCGCCGTCGCGATGCTCTGCCCCCGGCTTGGCGACCTGCCCGACGACTGGTTCACCGAGGAAGCGATCAACGCGGCGTTCATGCAGCTTCGCGGCCTCAACAGCCCAGAGCGCGTCCGCAAGGCGCTGCGCGACTTCCACGCCACCCAGAGGGCATCATCCCAGCCATCATCAGCACGCTTCGTCCCCGAGCCAGAGCCGGACTGGGCGGCACGTGCCGAGATCCTGCGCCGGGACTGGGACGACCCCGCCGCCATCCGCGACAAGGTGAACCGGCACCAGCACGACCACTGGGCGCTGCGGCGGCTCGCGCTGCTGGTCGCGAAGTGGGCGCCTCAACACCTCGGCCTGATGCCGCCCGCGATCCTCTCGACCGTCGCCGCCAACTCCTGGCAGTTCGCAAGCCTGCTGAAGCGCATCGACATGGCCGAGTTCGTCCCGCCCACACGCACCGCCAGGGAGCAAATCGAGGCCGTCGTGGCGGGCCCCGAACCCCAGCCGCACTACCTCACCCCCGAGCAACTGGATCAGATCAACCCGCTACCGGGCGGCCGCAAGCGGGTGATAGCGTGACTAACCGCGTCCGCCTCACGTTCGCCGCGCGCCAACGCTTCCCAGACATCGGCACCAGCCACGGCACGACCATCGGCGAACCCACAACCAGGGGCGGCCAGTGGTATCTGGGCCAGTGGTATCGCGTCGAATGGCCCGGCGACCGCACCACCTGGCTGCGCGCCGAGGATCTGGAGCCAGTCACCCAACCAGAGGAAACCCCATGAACGACGCGCCCGCCCTGATCCTCGATCCCATCACCCGACTGACCCGAGACCTCCGAGAAGCCGCCCGCACACTGTCGGATGACGAGGCCCGCTTCCTGGTCGACGCCTACTACGCCATGCAACGCGACCGCATCCGCGCCGGGCACCAGGAACGAACCCTCGCCAAAGGCAACGAACCGCATGACGTGATGTCCTGGCTGATGGGACAGCGCGAAACCCTGGAAAAGCAGGTCGCCCGCGCCCTCGATGCCTACTCCGCCAGCAAAGTCCCCGGCATCTGGGCACGCTCCATCGTCGGTATCGGACCTATCATCGCCGCCGGTCTGCTCGCACACATCGACATCACCAAGGCCCCAACAGTCGGTCACATCTGGCGCTTCGCCGGCCTCGACCCGACCGTGAAATGGGACAAAGGCGCCAAACGACCCTGGAACGGCGCCCTGAAACGCCTGTGCTGGCTCATCGGTGAATCGTTCGTCAAAGTCTCCAACAACGAAAATGACTTCTACGGCAAAATCTACAAAGCCCGCAAAGAGCAGGAAATCGCCAAGAACGAAGCCGGAGATTTCGTCGAGCAGGCAAAGGCCGCACTCGACGCGAAACGCTTCGGCGCCGATACCGAAGCCCGCAAGCACTACGAAGCGGGACGCCTGCCGCCCGCCCGCATCCACCTCCGCGCCGAACGCTACGCCGTGAAGCTGTTCCTAAGCGGGTTTCACCACGTCGCCTACGAAACCCACTTCGGCGAACCGCCACCGAAGCCGTACATCATCAGCCACGGCGGCCACGCCCACTACATCGGCCCACCGAACTGGCCCATGGTGTGACAGCCGTGGTGCACGAGAGAACCCCAGCGCGGGAGCGAGCCGGCATTACAGAGAGCACCGGGCAGGACGAGCGAGCCGATTTCGCAGAGAGTGCCGTGACCTCGGAGCGAGCCGGATTGAGCGAGAGCACCAAAGCCAATGAGCGAGCCGTGTAGCCGGAGAGTGCCAGGGAGAGAGAGCGAGCCGTTATCTTTGAGAGAACCGATATGAAGGAGCGAGCCGTGCCGCGGGAGAGCACCTGCTCACGAGAGCGAGCCAACAGCAAGGAGAGCACCGAACCTGTGGAGCGACCAACATGAACCTCACCACGATCCTGATAATCCTGCTGATCATCGTGATCATAGGAGGCGGCTGGGGATACTCCGGCGGCTACTACTCAGCGTATCCCCATTACGGCTACGGCATCGGCATCGGAGGTCTGCTGATCCTGGTGCTGCTCGTCTTGCTGCTCACGGGCCGCCTCTAAGCCGTGCCGCCTCTCAGATCCTCCTCGATCCCGTCCGCGATCGTTCGTAGCAACTCGGGCAACCGAAGCGTGACCTCGGCCGTGGCCTGAACGCTGAACCCACTGCCACGCGACCCGCCCAACACGACGACGACCACGCCAGCCGCCTTCGCGTTCTTCCTGACCGTCGTCGCCAGCGCATCGTATTTTCCCGGCCCGAGCGCCATCAGCGCACCCTCGGCGGCGGATCGTCCCGCATCGCCCGCGCCATCCGTTCGGCCCACGCCAACACCGCCGGCGGACATATCCCCCGCCCATCGCACCACGACGCCACCACCTGCCGCGACCGGCCCACGGCCGCCCCCAGGACGCCCCTGTCCCACCGCAGCGCCACGAGGGCAGCCGTCAGCCGCGCGGGCGCGTCACCCCTGTCAGCGGCCCCCGGAGGCCGTCCACGCGGGCGGCGCGGTTCGGTCTGGTGGGTGACAGCCTCAGCCGCGTCCAGGCCGCTCACAGCCCTCCTCCAGCCGCCAGCAGGTGCGCGCCCCATAGTATCGCCGCCGCGACAGCCGAACCGGCGACAGCACCCGCCGAGGCCAATGCCGCCGCCAGTCGCCATGGCTCGTAGGTCTTTAACTGGCGCACCTGCTCACTTCGCGCGGCGATGTCTAAAAGCAGCAAGTCCCATTTCGCGGGCTCATACCGCCTGATCTCGCGCACTTGCTCACTGCGTAATTCCAGGTCGAGCAACAATAAATCCCAGCGGGCTCGCTGTTCCTGCTCAGGGGTTGGGACGGATGTGGCGCTCATGTTCGTGTCTCCTGATGAAATGGGGAGCGAGGCCCGGAGGCCCCGCGTGGTGGTCAGGCGGCGAGTTTGAAATTCGGTGACTGCCACCATGCGATCCGCGCCCGCATCCGCTCGGTTACGGAAACTTCCATCTCGCCGGTGTGGTAATTCTTGGTCATGTCTCTGTGTCCCTCGGTTTCGATGATTTGTTTTAGCCGCACCGGAACAGGGATGCAAGAGTTATTTTGGGCGAAGTGGATTATTTTAATGGGATCGAGTTCATACAAACCCGTAGGTCACCACAAAACGGACGATTGAAAGCGTGGCCGCGCGCCGAATTGTACACAATTGACCTGTTTTTGGCCCAATTCCGTACAAGAAAACCCCGATCCTTACGGGAACGCACCGCACCCGCGCGTTTAACAGGCCCAAATTACCCTAACCGCACATTAGCGTAACACCGCGCGCATTGGGTCCGATCCACTCCGTGGAGCAACGCGTGGAGCGGCAGAGCGTGGTAGCGGGGAATGAGGAACGCACTGTATCAGGAATGAGATGCCCGGCGGCCGACCGTCACTTTATCGCGACGAATACGTGGCGCAGGTGCGACGCCTCGCGTTGCTTGGCCTCACCGATGAGGAGATGGCCTCATTTTTCGAAGTGTCGAAGCACACACTCTACGAGTGGGATGAGGCGCACCCTGAGTTTTTGGACTCTCGCGCGCGCGGAAAACGTCATGCGGACGGGCGTGTGGCCGAACGGCTTTATCATCGCGCGCTGGGGTATTCGCACAGGGCCGTGAAGATATTCATGCCGGCTGGAGCGTCGGAGCCGGTCTACGCCGATTACGTGGAACACTTCCCGCCCGACACCCAGGCCGCGTCGTTGTGGCTTCGTAATCGCCAGCCGGACAAGTGGAAAGATCGCACGGAGCAGGCTGTTTATGGCGATCTCAACATCCACCGCGTGCTGTCCGAGGCGCCGCTGACCATCGAGGAATGGACGGAAGCGAACGTTATCGAGCCACCCGATGCCACTTGATGGCGCGACCGCTCCCGCTCGCGTTGTATGGGCGCCGCAACCGGGGCAGCAACATAAACTCGTTACGTGCCCCTACATGGAGATCCTGTTCGGCGGCGCGCGTGGTGGCGGCAAGACAGATGGCGTGCTCGGCAAGTGGGCGGTGAAAGCGCAACGCTACGGCGTCGGCTTCAATGGCGTTTTCTTCAGGCACGAAATGCCGCAGGCCGACGATCTCATCGAGCGAGCCAAGGAAATCTACATCCCGCTTGGCGCCGAGTGGCGTGAACAGCCGCGCCAGTTTCGTATGCCAGGCGGTGGCCGCGTGCGCTTTCGCCCGTTGGAGAACGTCGTTGACGCATCGAAATACCAGGGCCAAAACCTGACGGATTGCGCGGTCGAGGAAGCGGGCAATTTCGTCGACCCGAAGCCGATTGACATGCTGTTTGGCGCGCTGCGTTCAAAGGGCGGCGTGCCGGTTCAACTGATATTAACGGCCAACCCAGGCGGCGTAGGCCAGCAATGGATCAAGCATCGTTACATCGATCCGGCG